TAAAACTCGGTTTTACTTCTGTAGTAGTTAATGCTTTCGGTAAATTTTTTATATTAATAGGTTCTTTATCTAAAGCAGTTTGTAAACTTTTACTAAATTTTTGTGAATAATTATCAAAAGCACCAGTTTGATCTAATTTATTAATTTTTAATGCTTCTTTTTTCTTTTCTTCAATTATAAAAGCAGAACTACTATAATATTTTTTATCAGCTTGTAATTCTATTTTTCTTCTGGCTTCAATACTTTTTTTTATTTCATCTTCATCAGTTCCTCCTCCCATGCCACTAAACCAATTTTTAGGATTTATCCAATCAGGAAGTTCTATATTATTGATAAAGCCTAAAAATTCACTAATTAAATTTTTTATAGGCTCTATGAAAAAATCTATTACGCTAGAAGCCATATCTTTTACTTCTTTTGTGAAACTAGAAAAAAAATCACTTATAGAAGTTTTCATTATATTCCACCAATCAGATATACTCTCTCCAATCTCACTTAAAGACTTCATTATATCTAAGTTATCCCACCAATCAGATATAATATCTCCTAAACCACTTAGGAATTCAACTATATCATCCCAAAAATACCATACTAACCCTATTACAAGTAAGACAACAGCTATTATAGCTAATGCCGTAGCTGATAATCCTCCTATAAAAGTAGCTATTGCAGAACCTATAAATTTAAAAACTGATAATATTATTCCACCTAATCTTAATAACCATCCTCCTACTGTAGCTAATCCTCTACCTATAGAAAGTAAAATTTCCATACTTTCCATTATCCAAGTTCCTATAGAGGTAAGCCAAGTAAATACTTTAATAAGTGCAACACTCCACAATGCTATTTTAGCAGTATCGGGAAGTTTATCATAAGCTGCACCTAATGTATCCAAAGCATGACTTAAAAAATCGCTCCATTTTTGTTTGGCTAAATTAAGTTTATCATCATTAGCTTTCTCAAAATCCTCTTTAGCTTTTTTTATAGCGTCTTTATTAGCAACCGCATAAGCATACTGAACATTACTAAGCATTTCTAATCTTTTTTGTTCATTAGCAAGTTGAAATTGTCTAGTTTGCATTAATTGTTGTTCTTGTTTTTTATAATCATCAAGACCTTTTATATATTCAGATTCATCAAATTTAGCAAAACTACCTATAAAAGCTGAAATCATATCTAGTAAATCTTTAAATGGTTGAATCCATACAGCTAAATTTGGATATTTTTTTATTAAAAAATCTAATCCTTCACTAAACTTATCTAGTATTTTTGGAACATACTCAATTAATCCAGGTATTACTGTATTTGCAATAAAGTCTACTACATATTTAAATATTTTAGGAGCATACTCAACTACTAAATCTAATAATTTTTCTATTATAGCTCCAAGTATTTTAAAAACTTTATTAAGAAAACTTTCAAATCCTTTACTTTTATCTGCTTTAGGATTATTAAGAATTATAAACAAACTTCTCAATGCGGATAAGAATTGATTAATAAATTTTATTATTGGTTTTAATATAGGAAAAGTATTACCGAGTTGTGTAAATGTTTGCATTATAGTAGTAATAATTTGAGGTATAAGACTTAACACTAACTTAAACACATAAACTATAGTGTCAAACATCATTTTTATTGCTACGGGAATAAGAGGAGTTATAATTTTAAATAATAACATACCTATTTCTACAAATAAATTTATAATATCTCTTAAAAAACCTCCTGAAGGATCGATAAAAGCCATCATAATAAAAAACTTTAACCAAGACATAAAAGAATTAGTTAAAGCTTTAGCAAGATTATTTATAGCTTTAAAAAGATTTGTAAAATAATCTGTTTTGAATAATTTAAAAAACCCTTTTTTAATAACATCTAAAGTCTTATCTTTTTTTTCTCCCATCCAAGAAAGAATATTCATTAAATTAGAAGGATTTTGTGGTTGTAAAGGATTCTTTTGAGGAGATTTACCTGGAGAGCCTGATCTTCCTCCTTGAAAATCTCCTCCATACCCTTCTAAAAATTTTAATAAAGCTGTTAATGTCTTTTCTAATCTAACATCTGTATCTATTTGTCTTTTAGATACTTCATCCATACGTTCAAGTATAGGTAATATAAATGTACCCCCACTTTCAGGAGGGCTTAATGATTCATCATAAGCCATATTATATTAACCTATACTTTTTTGTATTCATATATAATTAGTATATTCTTTAAAACTTTCTAGAACTTGATTTAGACTTCATCTTACTTTCTTGTTCTCTATGATGTTCCTCAACTTTTTTATCATAGTCTTCTAATTGTTTTAATCTATATCTAACAACATGAAATGGTAACTTAAATATATCACTCTCTGATCTATACAATTTTCTAATTAGAAAAATAAAAATCAGTGATTGTAGAGACTCTTGTTTTTCTATCGGAACTGTCTCTTTTATCACCCTCAAGAGGAATAAATTCCATTGGGTTAATGAACTGTTGAAGATACCCCCTATCTGTTTTGCCACAGAACTCACATTCAGTTTCTAATTCATCGTATATACCAAAAGCAAAAGTATCTAGAAAAGAGTTATATTTATTAAGAGTATCTAAATCTAAAGTTAAAAAATATTTAATCCTTTCTTCGTCACTAGGAAAAGGTTTTCCATTAATAGCTATGAAAGTCTTAGCTCTAGTATAAAGTAGTGCTTTTTTTGATTTCTCAAATTCTAAATACTTTATTTCTTCAGATTTATATTCTTCTAACTGCTCTTTATTCATGTTAGCTTTATACATATTTCTAATTTTATTTATTTTCCCTCTGAACATACGAGTAGCTACTTGATATCCAAATATCAAATCTTCTACTCTAACTAATCGAGTTTGAATAAAATTACCTTTAGCATCTCTAAACCCAAGAGGCTCTTTAATCTTAAAAGAGCTTACTTCTTCATCTATACTTATACCTATGTCTTTACCGTATTTTTTAATTAAGTATTGAGAATATTGCTCTGGTGTAAACTGTATTAATACTTCATTTAATTGCTTTCTAAGAATATCTTCAGATTCTAAAATAGAACGAAACTTGACTTCTTTTAAATCTATACTTACTGAACTAGATTTTCTTTGATTATCTGGTAATTTATCCTGACAATCACACATCCAATGATGAACATGCTCATTGCTATAATAGTTACCTTTTATAGATAATAAAATTTCATAAAATTCTTCTATTGTTGCTTTAGCTATAGATACAGAAGTACCATGTTTTCTTTTATCCAATATAGTAACAAGGTTAGGTAAAATATCTTCTTCTCTAGAAGTAGCTAAGTCTTGAATGTCTTGAAAAGTATACCCTTCCATATACACAGTATCAGGTAGATCAAATCTTCCACAAGATTCTAATTCTATTTTAAGTTTTCCATCTGAATTAGGCATTGATTTACTAACTTGTTCAATAGCTTCTTTTTCGGAGATGTCTTTTACTAATCTAGGGTCTTGATATTCGGGAGAATAATTACTAACTTGTTTTACTGCTTCTGTTGAAGAAACTGTGTTCTCTTGTTTAAGACGTTCTATTTCATCAGGGGTAAGAAAATCAAATTCCTCTTCTACTGGTAACTCTTGATTAGCCATTCCATAAAAATCTGGTTTTTCATTTTGACTCATATTTTTGTTTTTAACTCCAATTTGTTTATATTATTATTTTTTTATATTAATAATAAATCAAGTAAAAATTTTTTATACTAATTTTGATACATATATAGTATCTACAGAAAATTTAACTTTATGTATCATAAATTCTTGACTCTCATGATTAAATGTCATAGAATCTATACTCTTAGGAAAAGCACCTTGAACTCTTATAGTAGGAAAAAATATACTTTCATCTTGAACCCCTAAAGGTTTAACTACTAAATTAGCTTTATAATATTCTATACCTTTAGCTTTTTTTTGCCCACCTATAGAATAATCCGCAGTTTCATTAAAAAAGTTTAAATTACTACCTGAATAATTTCTTAAAGGAGGACCTGTATCTTCTCCTCTTAATAATCTACTACTTACTTTCTTTTCTTTATCATAAGTGGCTCCTCCTTTTCTTACTTTTCTATTTGGATAGTTATAAGAAGTAGCTTTATCACTATATAAAGTATAATTATTATATCCTACTATTTTGTTTCTCCAATATTCAATCAATCTTAAAGTTAAGCCTAACTCATCTTCTATAAAAGCTATTTCAATATCTTCTGGAATTTTAATATCTTTTACATATTTAACTCCATTAACTAATGTACCTGTTTCTATTTCAGGTAAAGATACAGTAACGGACTGAGCATAAAGTTGCATTAATATTGAACTGCCTGCTCTAATAATTTTATTAAGAGATACGTCTTCATCTTCTTCAAACATATCATAAACAAGCCTTCCTATATTAGCTATAGAGCTAGTACCTGTAGCAGCAAAACCAGAGTCAAAAGCACCACCAATACCATCTTCGGGGTCATCTTCTAAAATACTAAGATTGACTTCAAATTTATTAAGAGGTTGAAAAGGCATTCCTCTTACGAAATCTAAAACAGTATTATTTATTTTATTAACTAATTTTATAGCCATAAAGTTTTCTCCATCTCTACTTTACTTAGTTATAATGAAAAAACTTTTTTAATTACAATAAATTAAATTTTAAAAGCATCTCTTTTTTGTTGATTTTCCATAATTACAGGTTCAAAATAATCATAAACAAAACTAACTTTTACTTTGGTAGGATCACTAGAGTTATGATTAAAACTGTCTATACTTATATCTTCTATTTGACATCCCTCAAAATAAAAATAATTAGTAAGATAAAGTAAAGGATTTTTATTTATTACTTCTCCATATGAAGAATAATAAACTTTAACATCCATCCTATATTCTAAATCAGATTTTATAATATTTTTTACATTGCCTATAGACCCTTTATTAGACCTATTTCCTTTTGTATAATCATAAGAGAATTTAAATATTTTATCTAATAATTTATATAAAATACCATATCTATCTAATCGAAAGGTTACATCGAATTTTTTATCAGAAATATCTTTAGGTACTCTTTTTTGATAGGTTCTTCCTTTATAATAAAAAGTAGTATGAGACACTTTTATAGATGGAACTTGAAATTCTCCGTCCTGTCTAAATGTAAATATAGGAGTCCCTAATTTATCTAAAATATTGTCTAATTTTTTTACTTTAGAAAAATCTATACTTACAAAATATTGAGAATGAACATGATCCTGAGTTAATTGTAATGTATAAAAGTTATCTATAAATGCCATACATAATTAGTATGATATTTTTAATTTACAGTATAATATATATAAACAAATTGTAGTTCAACTCTAACTGGTTCTCCGCTTTCATGAGATAGTTCTGAAATATTTATTTCATAAGGTTGGCAATGATAAAAAGTAAAAGTTTTTTGTATTTGAGATGTAGTAGTTGAAAATTCAGTAGATTTAGCAACCGATCTATTTAATAATTCCATTTTTATATTCTTATTTTTTCTAGTTATGTTTTCATCTTCCATATAACCAAAAAGAGGGTCATATCCTTGATCTATCCATTTTTTAAAATAAGTATATATATCAGAAGCTTGGTCTGATCTAAAATCTAATTTAATTTTCTTTTCAGTTTCCTCTTTAGCACTAACTTTAGGTATTTTTAAACCATTAAAATAAATATCATAAGTAGACGTAGTTTGAGTAGGAACGGTAAAAGATTTATCTAATCTAAATATCCAAGAATCAGGACTAGAGGCAAGAAAATTACCTCCTTCAAAACCTGTTACTGTTAGTCTGTATTGTGAGGCAATCTGATCATCAGCAGATTGCCATACAGATTCTATAAATTTTTGAGTTACGGTTTGTACAGTAGAAGACATTTAAATTATATTATTTAGGTGTAGAAGGTGTAGAAGACCCAGCAGTTGCACCTACTTCATAATATAAATAAATAAATTGTATTTCTACTCTAACAGGATCACCGTTTTCATGAGACAATTCAGTCAAATTTACTTCAAAAGGCTGAACATGATAGAAAGTAAAAGTCTTAGCTACTTCAGCAGTTGCAAAAGGAGATACTTTTGCTACACCCCTACTTAAAAGTTCTAATTTAATATTACAATCTTTTCTATAACTAGCCTCACTTCCCATACTAGCATTTATAGGATTAAAACCAGTATCTAACCAACCTTTAAAAAAAGTATATATATCAGATGCTTGATCCGATCTAAAATCTAACTTAATTTTTTTATCAGTTTCTTCTTTTCCACCTATTCTTGGAATTTTTAATCCATTAAAATAAGTTTCATAAGTGTTAGCTGTTTGAGTAGGAATAGTAAAAGACTTATCTAATCTAAATATCCAAGAATTAGCTGAAGTACTTTCAATATTAGAACCTCCTGTTAATCCCTTTACTTGACTACTAGCGATAACACTCAATCTATATTGAGACGAGATTTGATCATCTGCTGATGTCCAGACAGATTCTATAAATTTACTTGGTGATGCTGGTGTTGTCATTTATACTATATCTCCTTTATTATAATACGTTTGCTATTGATTGTGTTTGACTTAATCTGATAAAATTAAGTTTGATAACCTGAGAATTAGGAGTGACTTTAACATATATATCAATTACAAATTCTCTTCTATTTAATACTTCATCTGTATTATTTGATTCATCACATATAATTTGTGCTTCTCTTAAATATCCAGAATTAAGAATAGGTTGGATTATTTGAGAACAAAAAGTTGCCATTCTTGCTCTATGAAAAGAATCATTTAATCTAAATTCTTGAAGTGTAAGAACTTGATCTATAATATTAGAAAGTATATAATTATATAACCTTCTAGCACCAATAAATGAAGTATCACCTCTAGTAACTTGAAGAGTTCTATCTCCTTTAATAATTAAACCATAAAGAGGGTCTAATACTTTAGGATTAATTTGAGCATCGTCCAAAGCCTTTAAAATATTATCTTCATAATCATACTGAAGTTCTACTGCGGAATAAGGACTTAAAATACCTAACTGTCCTCCAATTCCATTTTCATTTACTCCAGCAGGAGATTCAGCGTCAAATATATCTTCCATTCTAGCAAAAGCTGCACCTACTTTTCCTAAACCTGATACCCATACGAAAGAACCTGTTCCTAATACATCTTGAATGAGTTCCCAATTATGATAAAGAGCTAACTTATCAGAATCTACACCTAAAGACCTTCTATAATCTATAGCATCTTGAGGAGTATAGTTAAAAGGAATTATTGAAATACCAAAAGAATATTTTTGATAAGTAGTAACTAAATCTTTTATTGCATTAAAAGAAGCTGTATCTCCATAAATATTCATAAATGTTTTTATAGGATATCTTTTAGCTTTTTTATAAAAACCCCAAGCCTTAATAACATCTGTATCTGTAGGAGTTCCACCTTTTTTTCCTCCTGTTAATTTAATTGATAAATTAGCAATAGGAGAAGGAACATTAGCATTTACAGTAGACCAAGAAGTTAAAGTTGTATTCACCACAGGTACTAGATAAGGGTTATTTCTAAATACATCCATAATGTAAAGAGATTGCCCTTCTCTAGTTTTAATTTTATCTAAAGAATAAGTATATACAGCTAAAGGGGTTAGACCATTAATAGTATTAATATAAAGAGTTAATTCATAAATTCTTTGACCATTTTCTATGGTAGCATCTGGTGTATGACGAATATAAACACGATAATCAAATTCTTTATCATCATAAGGAGATGAAGCAAAAAAACTATGAGTAATATCAGCACTTTTATCTTCAGATACTATATAAAGAGCTTCTACATATTCACCATTTTTTAATACAGCACCAGTAGGGTCTGCACCTGAAAGAGATTCTTTTATTCCATCGTAAAGAACTTTTTGAGATTCATAAAAACTTAAATCTTCAAATATATATTGAATAGGGTCTAGATATTGTTCGGTATTCAAAGCACCTTTCATTCTAAAATTAGAGTCAACAGAACCTATAGTTCCATTTATTCTAATATAAAATTTAGTATTTATTTCTACAGCAGATACAAGATCATTTCTTTTTAAATCACTATTATTAATAGCTGTATTTAATTGAGAAACTACTTCTGCAACTGTAAGACTTCCATCATCTGTTATAGGGAGATTTTCAATAACAACTCCATCTATTTTAAGATAAATACCCCAAGTTTTATTAGAAGGAAGAGAGATAACAGTACTTGTAGAAGCATATCCTTTTCCAGAAGTATATTGAAATGCTGAACCTATAGAACCAGAAAAATCTAAGGAGATAGCTCCCGTAGATACGTTCAAAGTAGAACCTGGAGTATTATCTAATCCAGTACCTGCAATAGTTCTACTATTACCTGTACCTGTTACTACTAAATTAGAAATCTCTCTAATAAAAACTCCTTTATTGTTAAGAATTCTTAATCTTAAATTTCCAGATGTATTAGGTTGAAATGTAGCACTTCCTAAACTATCAAAGATGTTACCTTCATAAAGAGTATTTAAACCTTTAGCTACTACCCTTGTTCCAGTAGCATACACTCCAGAATTGAGAGTTTTCACATCCCCTGTTCTTTGAATAGGCAAAGTAGATAAACTATAACTATCCAGTGTTCTACCTGTATCTGCTCCAAAAGGAGTAACTGAAGTTAATCCTACATCCACTCCACTATGTTTATAGCCAGAACCTACTACTCTAGTTACCCAAGCAGGAGCAGTTCCTATAAAATTAAGAACTTCGTATCCTCCCCAAAAATCTTGATTTGGTTCTCCAAACCAAGTAATAAATTCATCATAATTAGTTATTAAAATAGGAAATGTAGGTCCTTTTCTTGATCTAATTACAAACCCACCTGTTTCGGCATTATTACCTACAACAAAACTAGATAAGTCTTTTTCTGTTACTATTTGACGAAAACTCATTATTTATATACCTTCTTCATTAATGATTTTAAACTCTCTGATAAATACTGTTTCCATATTATACTTTAAATTATTAGTAAGTAATTTTTTCGTATTAAAATTAAACTAATCTTTTGCATGATAGAACAATTAAGTAATTCTGAAGATAGCATCCTTGAAAAAGAATATAATAAAATAAGTAACCAAGAAAAAGAAGTTCTAATTAATTTATTTAAGAAATATACTTCTAGTTCAAACACAGATGAAAATATTCTAAAAACATATAGAGAACTAAAAAAATATATTTATAAAAACGGTATAGAGCCTCCCTCACCAGAACAATTTTTAAATCCTGAATACGGATGGTTAAATAGAAAAGAAGCTTCTGATCTCAGAGATTGGGTAAAAGAAGATTTTTGTGAAATATTAAATAATAAAAAATACTATTCTCAAGTAGTAGAGTACGGAAGTGTAAGGCAAGGAAAATGTGAAGGTAGAGATACACCTATCTTAATGTATGATTTATCTATTAAAATGATTCAAGACATTAAAGTAGGTGATATATTAATGGGAGATGATTCAAAACCTAGAACTGTATTATCTACTCATAAAGGATTTGGAAAATTATATAAAGTAAAACAAAACAAAGGGGATGATTATATTGTAAATGAAAATCATATCCTTACTTTACAGTATTCTAATTCAAATAAACCAATAGACATATCAATTCAGGATTATTTAAAATTACCAAAACATAAAAAAAAGAAAATACAAGGTATAAAAGCAAAATTAGATTTTCCTCTAAAAGAAGTAAATACTGATTCTACATATATAGAGTCTATAATTAATAATTATATTCCCAAAGAATACATATTTAATGATAAAAAAATTAGATTAAAAGTTTTATCTATTATAATAGAAAACAAAGGAAATTATCATAAAACTAATTCTCACTATAGAATAAATGAGGATAATGAATTATTAAGAAAAGACATTATTCTTTTAACTCGTTCTTTAGGTTTTCTAGTTTTAACTAATAAAAATAATTCAGAAATTAGAATATTTGGAAAAATTACAGAGATTCCTGTAAGATTAGAAAGAAAAAAAGCTATTAATGATTCAAAAGTAAATCCTCTAAGAACGGGAGTAGAAATAGAACAAATAGAAGATGGAGAATATTTTGGATTTGAAGTAGATGGAAACCATAGATACCTTCATTCTGATTTAACTATTACTCATAATTCTTTTTTAGCCAGATTACTAATGAGATACACTATAGTATTTTTTCATCATCTCAGAGACTCTCAATCATATTTCGGAATAGGTTCTGATAGTTCTTTAAAGATGTTTCTATTAAGTTTTAATTATGATAAAGTAAAAGAAGTATATCTTGACCCTATGTTTAAAGCTATGTCTAAAAGTGAAAGGTATGTTCAAGTTCATAGACAGGATAAAGTAAAAGAAGAACAATACAAAAGAGGACAGGATATAATTGTATTCAGTAAAGCTTCTCTATATGGAGAAATAACCCTAGCTTCTGATTTAGGTATAGTAACAGGAAATGACGATGCTTTATCCTTTATTGGTTCTGATTTACTACAGATATATATTTCAGAGTTAGCTTTCTTTATAGAAAATGCAGGAGCTTCTGAAGAAAATATATTTAGATTATATACAGATTCTATTCAAAGGATTAATAGAACTGTAGGACAAACTTATTTAGGTTTTGCATATCTAGATACGTCTGCTAACGATGCAGAAAGTATAATTGAAAACCATATTCTAAAAAAATTATCTCAGAGACAGGACGTTTTATTTAGACAAAGAAGTCAATGGCAGATTAAAGAACTGGCTAAAAAATCATTTCCTAAATGGATAAAAACAAAAGAAACTTTTAGAATATGTACAGGTAACGGGCAATTTCCTGCTAAATTTATAAATTCTAAACTAGATGAAAAAGATATTCCTTCTGAACTACTTATAGATGTACCTATTGATGCAAAACAAGATTTTGAAGATAATCTTTTAAAAGCTATTAAAGATATTGCAGGAATCCCTACTTCAAAAGAATCTAAATTTATTCAAAATTCTAAATTAATTGAATATTTTTTTAATAACACTTCTCTTAAAAATATAGAATCTGGAATTATAACAGATACATCGAATCAAAACAAACATTGGATATGGGAAAATATAAGAGATCATTTTTTTCTAAATTATGATGGAATAAATTACATTATAAAAAGATGTCCTAAAGAACCTAGATTCTTGGGAATTGACTTAGCCTATAGTTCTCATGGAGATGTGGCAGGAATATCTTTATTGCATAAAGAATGGTCTAGAATCAAAAATAGCGTGATTTATGTGGTAGATTTTAGCTTCCCTATACTACCTGGACAGAACGGTATTAATTTAGATTCGATATTACAATTTATTATAGATATAAAAGAAAAAGGAAAAGTTCATATAGTTCAAAGTTCAATAGATACTTTTCAGAGTGAATATTTTGTTCAACAATTAAATACTAGGAATTTTAATATAATAAAACACTCTACCAGTAAAGATTTATCGAGTCATAATACGTTTCTTAAACTTCTTTTAGGAAGAACTATTAAATCTGGAAAAAATATATTTCTAAAAAATAATCTTAATTCTCTACACAGAGTAAAAAATAGAACAAATAAAAGTGAAATTATTGATCATAGTAAAGGAAACTCTACTTTAGTATACAATGGGCATTGGGACAACTCTGATTGTGGTAAATTTCATGATGACGTATATGTTTCTTTGATTCAGGCTCTATGGTGTGCTACTCAAAATGAATCTTTACCCATATCTATATATGAAGATATTAATGCTAGATTTGGGTATGAAGAAATAGAAAAAGATGAAAACTCTATTGCTGAAGTTAAAACTTTCGATAATTTAATAGGAAATGGAAATAATAATAATATTTATGAAAAAAATATATTAATTAAACAAGAAGAACCTTTTAAAAATATAAAAGATTTAAATTCAGAAGATGATGTAAATTATTTATTAAAAAGCATGATACCAAAATATTATCAGAAAAAAAATCCTACTAATGATATAAGGACTAATTTTAAAAGAAGGCTATACTAAATTGATTGATTATTTAAGTGAAGTTTATGGAAACCCTGTAACTCCTCGAACCTATTTTAGATTTGAGATGTCGTCATCTCAAGACTATATTGATTTAATCAGAAAAGAAGAATTTGTATTTAAAGGCTCTTCTCAAAAAAAATTAGTAATTAAAAAAGACCCTTACAGTGAAATATATTATTCTTTAGATATTTCTGGTATAGGTAATATTTATAAAGTTGTAGTAACTACAGAAAAGGATATAGGATGTAAAATGAAATTTACTTACCTAAATGATGATGACGTATCTACTACAATAATCACTCCTTACTTCTCGGAATTTAATTATTTTAGTTTCTTACCGAGTAAAAGTAAAATTCAAAGTATTCAAGTTACTACAGATTCAGTAACAGATACAGTTATTAATATATCTATTTTTTCTATATAAGAGGTAATAAATTATGGCAGTTGATCCTTCATTAAAAGTAACAATACCTACAAATGATTATACTAAACCTTTGTTGTATGAACAAACATCATTTACCGTAGCTAATGCAAGTGAAAACATTATTGTAATCAAAAATTCAGATGGCTTTGTAGATGTCCCTAAAGGATTTATTGATATAGTAAAAAAAATTATAGTCATAGCACCTACTGATGACCTAACACTTAATACACCACTTACTACTCTAAGATTAGTTATTAACGACGGAACAAATCCTGAGTATAATATTGACTTAAAATTACAAAAGTTCTTTATGTATGAACCAACAAATACTTTTGGTGGGTATATTAAAAATATTAGAGTAGCAAATAGTTCTACTACAGATGTAACTGTAACACTAAGAGTTTACGGTTAATAAAACCAATTAAATTGATATTGACTAGAGAACTTTTCTAATTCTTTAGTCATTTTTCTTATGTGGTAGTAAAATCTGTTAATCTTCATCAGTATCTTCTCTCAACAATAAAGGTGATATATCCAATTTATTTATAAATTCTTTTACTTCTAGAACACATCTAGTTTTATTTTTAAATATCTCTTCTCCTGTAAATCTAAAAACTATGTACCCTTTTTTCATAAGGTATCTTTCTCTTATATAGTCATAAAGTCTATCCTGTTTAGAAGTATGCCAATTCTTTCCATCTATTTCTATATCTAATTTATATTTATTAGTTACATAAGTAAAATCAGTTCTATATACATTATCTATGTTATCGCCATATCTTAAATTCAAACCTTGCTTTTTAGCTTCTTCATGGAAAACTAATTCAGCAGGAGAGTCATATCCTAACTCTGCAAACTTTTTCTTTTTATTATCTTTTTTAGACTCTTTAGGAATATCGAAATAACTTAAATACGAAGCTCTTTTCTTTACTGGCATATATTAAGGAGCAAAAGGATTAAAGGGGTCAAAAGAAGTTTTAAAAGATGTTCTATACACATTATAATACACGCTATACCCTAAATTATTTTGTAAATAAAAATTATTAGTAAGGTTATCTAAGTACATATTAAATTTTCCTAATGTATTTTGAGTATCTGATATTAAATTTTCGTCATTTTTAAGATATATATCAAAAGAATTATTAAGTAATCTAACTATATAAAAATAAGAAATTACTTCAGTTGAAGAAGACTTATACAGCATACACTCATATTTACCTAATGTGTCTGTATTTGATAATAATAAAGATGCAGAGTTATTTACCTGTCCTATAAATCTAAAAGTATAATTTTCTTGTTTATTATTAAATATATTCCAATCACTAGAAGATAAATATCCGTTAGTAGAAGTATTGGATTGTGATATAGAAAAAGTATTATTTGTAGGATTATGCTGTAAAGGAGATGTAACTATAACATCATCTCTAACTTCTTGAAGATGTAAAGATAGTTGTTCCCATTTAGATAAATCAGAGCTAAATGTAAGTGCAGATATATGATTAGTTTTGCACCTATATATTTGATAATAACCAGTATACTGAGTTCTATGATCTGGAACTCTTACTAACTGAGTAATTTTATAAGTTTCTCCTGATTGCCATTCAGATACACCTATAAGATAGGTGATAGATTGTTTTTCAGGATTATTCCCTATTACTCTATAGTATTCGCCATATGCTAATTTATCGCCACGTAGTTCCATATTAGAATATTAGTAGTTTTCCTGAAAGTTTTCCTTGTCCTACATCAGATATAACCTGTTTTACATATAAATATATATTATATCCTGGTTCTATTATAATTTTAAAAGGTTCAAATTCTTGAAAGATAGAATTAACTAACTTATACACTTTACAATTAGGTTCTATTATAGTATGCTCTTCTATAGGGATTAGAATATACCAAACAGCTTCATTTTCTAAAACATCAGCTCTCCAAAAACCTGTTTCATTAATTGGGTTATACTCTTCTGCTGTAAAAGTCTTTACGTATTTTCTTAAATTTATATATTCTGCCATTTAATTTTCTAACCATGTAATTAAAGTTTTTGATACTAAATAATTATTTTTACAAACTAGGTTTGAGTTGTCAATATAAAAACAAATTTTATTTTCATAAGATAAATTCTGTCTTATAAACTTAGAGTCAGGAAGAGTAACTAAATGATAACTTGTACCATTCCAAGTTAATACTACATAGTCCTCTGGAGTATCTAACTCATATATTCTGTATATTCCTTCTTCTAAAAGAGTAGGAGTTGCAAAAGTAATACTGCTATTACCTGAGATAACAACAGTATTCTTTTTTTGTGAGCCTAAATATTTTATCATTTAATTAAAAATCTAAATCTAAATTTGGTGTTGTTATAACTTCAAAATCATTCTCTTCTGCATAATGAATAGCCTGATTATAATTATTAAAAGTATTAATTACCATACCGTTAGTAGTGTCTACAATTCTATAAAGAGATTTTTCTATATTATCTAGAGTTATAGAATATACAAACCCAAAAATATTTAACTGGAACTCTAATATTCTGGGAACAACATGATCGATTGTAACTGAGATTGGTTGGTTATTTTTTTTATTCATAACAATTAATTAGTATTAGAAATATT